AAATAATATCATCATCAGTTGGAACAATGTCCTCAACATTTCTGATACCTAGCACCTCTAGCATTTGCCTATGTAATTCTGGCAAGTTATACATTTGAGGGGCTGTTGTTGCTAATTGCATTGCTGCTTGATACTGCATAATCCTTTGTGCCATAGTTGCAGCATTAGGATCAGATACTGGAAGTACATCAACTCTTTCATCAAAATCTTCTGCTTTAATGTATTCATCTTCATCCATTTCGTATGGATAAGCTGGATCAGTAAAGTCTTTTATTATATCTACCAGTATGTCAAATTCTTTTCTCATAGAAGCATGAAGCCTAGCTTGTACCGCAGACATTACTTTCATGTTTCTTTCTAAAAGAGCTAAAGTAGTTCCTACAGGTGCCTGATTATTCATATCAGAAACCTTCATGTCATTCATGCTAGCAAAACGCCTGCCTTCTTCTACTATGTTCTGTAATAGTTGATATAGCGTTCCTGATGGCTCTTTGTAAGGTAGAAATGTTATGTTATCTCGAATTGCACCACCAGGAACATCAACATCTCTAAATTCACCAGGCATGATTGGGGTGTCATCGCCTTTGATTCTTAGACCTCTTGCCTTTAAACCACCAGGTAAATTAGATAATGTTCCTGCATCTACCAGTTGTCTTAATATAGAAGTCGCTGATTTAGCTAAACCACCTACCATGTGTATTAAGCCGAAACCATAAAAGCCAATTCCAGGCAGATATTGGTAATGAACAAAGTGCATCCTTCTTAGTTTTGCTGCATCATCTTCATACCAGTTTCTTCTTATACTTAAAATAATTCCACTGGGATAATCAATCGTAACGACATAGGGTAAAGCAATGCCTGTAGTATTACCTTGTTCATCTGTATCTTCGTACCCAGCTAAATCTAAATCTACCTGCATTTCAAGTACAGTATGACGATCATCGTAGTTAAAGGTATTAACCTCACCAGTCATATCATCATATTTCTTCTTAATATCAGAATACTGACTATCTGATTCTGGAAGCTCTATGTCTCTATAAAAACCGCTAACTTGCATTTTGCGTATATCATTTTCTGATTTACGCATAACATGAGTTGCTCTTTCACAAGTCTCTAAATCGCTTGCCCCATAATTAACTACCACATCTTCTGCGGGTACAAATATAGAACAAGGTCTATTTAAGTTAGGATCGTAATAAACTTTTCTAAACGCAGAACCCGCCAAAGGCAGAGAAAAAAGCATCTTTTCTGTTTCTGTGCGATATTCTGACATTTCATGGGTCAAAAGATAATTTAAGTAATCTTCAACTCTTTCTGCCTGTTTTTCTTTATCTAAGGTAACTTTGCCCACTATTTTAGTTCTAACAGGTCCCTGTGCTGGAAACATTTCGGAGATTGACTGTGATTGGAAACGTATTACTGCTTCACTAAGCATGGGGTGAAACACGCCGCAAGCACCAGCCCAGGGAGTTGTTCGTTCTTCTATTTTAAGACCTAATTGATCCAGACCTTTAATGTAGGTTTCTTCCCACTCGGTTCTTGAATCCTTATCTGCTGAATACTCAGCAATTAATTTATTGCCAAGTTTATCTAATTCTTCCTCGTCTATGTATTCGGTTAAATTAGAATTAAATTCGCTTTGTCCTCTTTTTTCTTTAGATGAGCCAAAATCAATAATCATGCCACCATCATCGGTTTCGATGGCTACTGATTCTGGGTCCTCTATTAGAATCTCTAATTCTTCTTCTGGTTCCTGCTCTATCGTGCCATCTATAGGTGTGGCAGGTTTTTTTTCTATAGCCAATTTAACTCCTAGTGTAATACTCTATTATCAAAATCCTCGTCTATAATCTCTTGCAGTATCTCTGTAAGTTCACCGCATACTGTTAGACCATGTTCTTCTGCTATTACATTAGCAGAATCAAACGATTCGGCATGAATTTCTGGACCAGCATATTCATTGCCGTCATGGATAAAAGAAGTAATATAAATTTTCATTAATAATAATTTGCAGTTTTACCATGCTCCAAAGGCTCGTCTTCTTCGTCTGAATGAACAGAAATAAATCCGCCTTGCCTATATCTTAACAGAGCTTGCGTACTGCTATCAACTAAATCATCATGCTCCATATTAGGAAATCCAGCAAACTCCTCGATGACTTCTTCTGCCCATCTGGTTTCTGGTGCCCATATAACGCCTGATGCAAATAGATCAGACACTGCATTGACTCTTGATATTTTGTCGTTACCTCTGCTTGGAGTGTATTCTTGTACTGGTATTCCCATTTGTCTTAATTCAAAGATTAATGGCATCCCTGCTGCCTTTGCCTCAACAATAAAGGCTTCTGGCTGGTATCTTTTATATTTTTCCATCGCTTTTACTTTAAGCTCTGGAAATTCTAATCTCTCTTTATACGCATCCAATAAAATTAAATTTGGTGCATATTTACCTTCGCTTTCATCTTCTCGATAGAAAACTCCCCATGTGGTGCAAGCTGAAAAGTCAGCCCTTTCATTCTTCATAAAGGCTGTGTCCCAAGATTGAATGATAAATTCACACGCAGGAGGATTTCTTCCTTCCCAAGTTTTCCACCATTCTCTTTTAACTAAAGCACCTTCTTCTGAGGTAGGGTCTTGCTGATACTGAGCCATCCATTTACTATTGGGTAGCTCTGCTCTCAACGCACTTAATTCTTCTAAACTCCAGAATTGCGACCATAATGGGCTTCCAGAGGGCAATATTGCAGGTAATTCAATAACTTCCCACTGATCTGCACCACCTCTCTTTATGCTAGCATCAACCACTTGACCTGTAAGGTCTTTGTTATGCCACCTGGTCATTACCACAACAATAGAGCCATTTGGCTGTAAACGCTGTCTAGGACCAGAGGTGTACCACTCGTAAGTTCTATTGAATACGTTTATATCCGCACTCGCACCCTCTTGTTCTGAATGGGGGTCGTCAATTACTAATAGGTCAGCACCTTTACCAGTAACCGCCCCGCCCACCCCAATAGCGAAATATTCTCCGCCTTTGTTAGTATTCCATCTTCCCGCTGCTTTGCTATCAGCTTGCAAGCTTACATCTGGGAAAACTTCTTTAAAATCTTTACTATTAACTAAGTTTCTGACCTTCCTACCAAAACCAACCGCTAATTCCGCAGTATGGGCAGTCTGAATGATCTTCTTATCTGGGTATTTACCTAAGAACCACGCAGGGAGCAAATAAGAGGCGAACTCACTTTTAGTGTGTCTAGGGGGCATATTGATAATTAAACGCTTTAATTCGCCCTTAGCGACCCTTTCAAACGCCTCAGCCATTATTTCATGGTGTTTACCATGTATAAAGGCAGCCCACATCTCATTAACAAAGGATAAAAAGCTATCGTTGCATTTCTCCCTGGCTTGAGATTTTTCGTATTCTTCTAGTAAATCTATAAATTCTTGTTTCTGACTACTAGATAAACTTTGTATTTGTTTTAGTAGATTCTTATTCATATCTATACACAATATATATACTCAATAAGTAAATACTTTCTTTTTTTAAAAACTTATTAAGTACATACTGTAGGCACTTACTAAGTATATACTGGGTATTAAGTAGATATAGGGTATATCTACCGCTGGATTTTAACATTTTGCATGACTTCACAAAAAAATCAAGAAAAAAGTGAAATATTTTTACAAATATTATAGGGGGGTGTATGGGACCCAGACGCTTATATATAAAAAACATATATGAATTTTATAATAATTGCTATCATTTTGCAATATATAGGGGGGGGTATGTGAAAGTTACTCATATCCTGTGCAAATCACTATGTATATATGATGGTCAGGTACCCGCTTACACATAAGGGGGGAGGGGGTCTGGATTCAGCTATGAATTGACTTGATTCATGGGGTGGGTTCGCGTGTGTGCGTGTGTATATAAGGAGGCGGTTAATATTATTAACCAGTTAAATGCGATCTAAGGCTGTTTAGCTACTCTTTGCTCTCTGCTATTAACTGCTCTAGCTTTGTCTCTATATCGCGCTCTATTTCGTCTGTATCGCGTGCCTTGCGCTCCTCTGTTACATCTGTAAACAATGCTACCGATTTGCCCAGTAGTTCTAACGCTCTTACTCTGCTTGAGTCGCTATCACTCTCTTTGCTCTCTCTGTATAGCTGTTCTATAACATAGTTCCTTGTTCGTAAGGATGACGCAGTTACGCTCTGCTCTTTACGCTCGATAGCCTTCTGTATGCTTAGTGCTATCTTAGGGTTTGCCACAAGCTTGCTAGCTTCTACCTCTACCCATTTAGGTATATTGCCTTGCTTGGTCAGAGTTACATCATAGACCTTTGCGTATGCTTCTTTATAGCTACCCAACTTGCCCTTGATTATTTCGTTTACAAATGCCCTTTGCTTTATGGTTAGATCAGAGTCTTTGGAGACTATTTTTAGACTTGGTTTTTTTTCTTCTGTCATGGTTCTTATTATT